CCGTTACAGCCGGGAGAGTTTAGAGATATAGACACCACCGGCGGATCCTTGCGCGAAAACTTAATACCGCTGCCGATCAAAGAACCGAGCAACGTGCTTATGAGCTTGCTTGGTATATTGGTTGATTCAGGCAAACGATTTGCTGCTATTGCTGACATGAATGTCGGTGATATGAATCAAGCCATGCCGGTAGGCACAACTGTAGCGTTGTTAGAGCGTGGCACAAAAGTTATGAGTGCTATTCACAAAAGATTGCACTACGCGCAGCGCATAGAGTTTCAATTACTATCAAAATTATTCGGCGAATATTTGCCGCCCGAATATGCATATGAAACAGGCACAGGACCTAGAGAGGTAAAACAAACTGACTTTGATGACCGCATCGATGTCATCCCGGTATCTGATCCAAACATATTCAGCCAGAGCCAGCGCATAACGCTCGCACAAGAGCTTTTGCAGATGGTTCAATCAAACCCACAAGTGCATGGTCCAAACGGCATATACGAAGCGTACAGACGCATGTATGGCGCGTTGGGAGTAGACAATGTGGAGGCTTTATTGCAACCACCACCAGATACGACTCCGCGACCAATCGACGCAGGTTTGGAAAACAGTGGTTTCTTGATGGGCCAACCAGCGCAAGCTTTTGAAGGCCAGAACCATACAGCGCATGTTGAAACACACAGAGCGTTGTTTTTAACACAAGTCGTCAAAGAGAATCCGCAAATACAAGCCATGGTTATAAGTCATGTGATGCAGCACTTACAATTCTTGGCTGCTGAGATGGCGCAACAACAAATACCGCCTGAAACCATGGAAAGAATTAATCAGGTGCAACAGCAGCTGCAACAAATGCCAGTCGATCAGCAACAACAAGCTGCACAACAAATACAGATGTTGTTAGATCAATTTGCTGCACCAATTATGGCGCAACTTAGCGAAGAGTTTTTACAGTCTATTGGTCAGGGATCAGAAGATCCTCTGGTAGAAATCAGAAAAGCGGAAGTAGAGCTGCGTGATAAAGAGCTTGATCAAGAGCAATCTCAGTTTGAGGCCAAACAAAATCAAAGAGCCGAAGAGAAGCTTCTTGAGAACGAAATACAGAAGCAACGTATAAATGTGCAAAAAAACGTAGCTGATGATAAACTGGATGTTGCATTGCAAAGGTTGCAACAGCAAGCAGATCTAAAACTCCTTGAGTTAGAACAAAAAATGAGGGGATAAGGTCAAGGAGAAATTATGACAACTAGTTACAAAAAAGAGGCAATCAAAGAGCTAAAAGCGCAAAAGAAATTAGAGCGCGAAGCTGAAGCTGAAGCACGGTCTTCGCAAATTGCAGAACAAGCAAAAGCTGATGCAGAAAACGAAGCTCGTATCGCTAAAAAATTAGCACGTATTGCAAAAGGCGAACCTGCTCCGGCAGAGCCAGAGCCTACACCAGAACCTGAACCAGTCGTAGAGGAAGAAAAACCTGTTGCGAAAAAACCAGCTGAGAAAAAGCCAGCGCCTAAAAAGCGTGGCAGACCAGCTAAGAAGAAGGGGTAATTATGGAAGGTTATACGAAGTACAAAATGAAGAAAAAAACCATCGGTAAGATGGTTGACGGCGAAATGAAAAACGCTGGCGTTGAAAAGATTGTCGATATGCGAGGCAGGGGTGCCGCAACTAAGGGGCTGAAGTTTAAAGTCAGATCTTAATGGACGATTTAACGCTGCACGACAAGATCAAGAAAGTGATCAAAGATCGAGAGTCTCAGATAAGTGAGACACTTATGTCGGGAGCATTAGAAAGTATAGAACATTATAAATTTTTGCAAGGCGAGCTTTCTGCGTTATACTATATCGAATCGGAGATAAAAGAATATAACAAGGAACTGTGACGAATGTCTGAACAAGCAAAAAAAGCAATCGTAGACGCCTACGTCGAATCTGACGACAGGGTACTCGATCCCACCCTATTAGATAAATCAGTGTTAGAACGAATGCCTCAACCAACAGGTTGGAGGATGCTGGTTTTGCCTTACGGCGGTAAAAACACAAGCAAGGGTGGAATTCTTTTGACAAGTGAAACCGTTGAAAGAGAATCCTTAGCTACTGTTGTTGCTTATGTTGTTAAGATGGGTCCTCAGTGTTATAACGACAAAGATCGTTTCGGCGACACACCATGGTGCGAAGAAAAGCAATGGGTGATGATTGGCCGTTACGCTGGTTCTCGTTTCAAACTAGAAGACGGTGCTGAAGTCAGAATTATCAATGACGACGAAGTCATAGCCACAATCCTTAATCCAGATGATATAATGAGTGTGTAACCATGATTGAAAACAACGAAAACCTAGAAAGCCAAGTCGAAGAAGTCGAAGTAGATATCCAAGAGGATGCTGCTGTAGAAGAACAAACTGCCAGCCCGGACGACGAGCTGGATAATTACACCAAGAGTGTAAGCAAGCGAATCAACAAAAAGAATGCGCAAGTAAAAGCCGCTGAAGAGCGAGCTGCGTACTTCGAGCAAATTGCGCGTCAGCAACAAGAACAACTAACCGCTTACCAGCAAAGCTATCAGGCGCAAGAAGACACCGTCTTACAGAAAGAAGAAGAGGCTCTTGAAGCTAAAGAGCGAGAAGCAGCGGATCTTTACAAGCGTGCTGTGGAATCTGGTGATGCTGAATTGATGAGCAAAGCCGATGATCTAAAAGGCGATCTTAGGATCCAGAAAGAAAAGATCAAAGTAGCGAAGCGCAGGAGAGAACAGGCTCCACAAGCGCAGCAAGTCGATCAGTCTTACTATCAACAGCCAGCTGCGCAACAACAAGAAACGGTTCAGCCTACAGAAGAGGCTCTGAGCTGGTATGAGAATAACAAGTGGTACGGTGATCAAGAAGATCCTGCTCATCTAGAAGCAACGCAGTTTGCTTTTTTCCAACACAATATGCTTATCAATGAGGGTTTTGAGCCAGACTCAGAAGACTACTATGGTGAGCTGAACAATCGAATTTATAAAGTTTATCCGCACTTGCAATCTGCGAGTGAGGGTGACGGTCAAAAGGATGGTAGACCCTCCGTGCAAAGAGTCGCATCCGCTTCCGTTGGAAGTCGTCAACAAACACGTAGTAAAAAGAACGGCGTAACTTTCTCGAAGTCAGAAGTCGAGCGCCTTCGAGGGCTAAAACCGCACAACATGTCTGAGCAAGACTGGTTGAAACGAGTAGCTCAAGAGAAGCAAAAAATTGCTCAAAGGGAGGCAATATGACAACTAATGAAAAGAAAGTAGCGAATCGAAACTCGCGTGAATCCGAAGCTCACGATAATAATCTTCGTAGTAAACCATGGAGGCCAGTTAGAAGCTTAGAAGCTCCACCTCCACCACCGGGGATGACCTACAGGTGGATCAGGAGCGCAATGCTTGGTGAAGAAGATCGATCTAACGTATCAAGACGTATCCGTGAAGGATGGGAATTGGTGAAATTAGAAGAACTTCCAGCTGAGTGGCAGCACATGTCAACCGTTGAGGTGGGCAAATCTACTGGCATTATTAATAATGAAGGTTTGATTTTGGGCAAAATGCCTAGCGAGATGGTCGAACAACGTAATGCATACTATCAACAAAAAAACGTGGAGCAAGTGGAAGCCTTAGATAATACGGTTTTCAATGATTCACGCAAAGATGGACGTTACGTCAAATACGATCCTCAAAGGGATACCAAAGTGACCTTCGGTAAACAATGATAGGAGTGTATCATGGCTAATAAAGATGCCGCTTTCGGCATGAAACCAGTCAAAATGATTGGTGGAAGCCCTTACACTGGTGGACAGAGTCGATATCGTATAGCCGCGAACTACGGAACAGCAATATTTCAAGGCGATATGGTAGCTCAAGTCACTGGTGGAACCGTTGAGGTTCACGCTGATGGTGGGACGGTTCCCATCGTAGGCGTATTTAATGGATGCCAATTCACGGATCCTACAACTGGCGAACAAGTGTTTAGCAACCACTATCCCGCATCTACAAATGCATCGGACATAATAGCGTTTATTATCGACGATCCAAATGTAGTATTCGAGATACAGTGCAACGCAGCGTTCCCAATTGCAGACCTGTTTGGTAATTTTGACATTGTGTATACGACATCTGGAAGCACCGTTACTGGTATTTCAGGTGCTGAACTTAACGTCTCTGACGGTGGAACTGGAACGACGTTGTCTGTTAAGGCAATCGATATTTCAGAAGATCCTGATAATGACGATGTTTCATCGGATGCAACCAACGTATACGTTGTAATCCAAAACCATATATTCGGTGTTAAAGGCGCCGGGTTAGCTTAAGGAGGTTAATTAGATGGCGATTTCAAGAGCGCAATTAGCCAAGGAATTAGAACCCGGACTTAACAGCTTATTTGGTATGTCATACGACAGTTATGGAGGTCAGGAATACGCTGACATCTTTGCGGTTGAAGACAGTCAAAGAGCTTTCGAGGAAGAGGTCTTAATTACAGGCTTCGGTAGCGCACCGACAAAAACAGAGGGAGCAGGGGTTGCTTTCGACAATGCAAACGAAGGTTTTACTGCAAGGTATACGCACGACACTGTCGCGCTTGCTTTTGCGTTGACCGAGGAAAGTATTGAAGACAACCTTTACGATTCTCTTGGTAAAAGGTATGTAAAAGCACTTGCACAATCTATGGCTCACACCAAAGAAGTC